CAGGCGGAAGCCTACACCACCGAATAGACGCGAGGGGCTTCACCGGATGGTGTTGTTCGGGAGTCGGGAGACTCGGTTGCGGCGTCGATAAATAACCTGCGGAGTACCCCGGAATCCTTGTGCGCTGACCAGACAAGAAAGACAAGCGAACGATGGCGGATAACGACAGCGGAGCGGAAGACCTGGAAACGCTAAAACGACGAGTTTCCAAGAGGATTCAAGCGGACGGGCACTGGCCGCAGGCAGTGGCCGAACGCGACAGGCTAATCCGAGAAGCCAGAGCAATCGGGCTTTCTAAGGCCGAGGCTCAGGATTCGACCTACCGCCGGTTAGACGCCATGTTTCCAGCAGCAGACGCGGAACAGAACGCGACAGTGGAAAAGCAGGTAGGGCAGGTGGGGGGCGTCGCCGATCCAGGCGAGCACCACGCCGTACCGAGCAACGATCAGGCACCCGCGCGCAATCAGGACGCCGGAGTCGTTGGGCTCGACGCGATCCCGGCGGACTGGCCAACACTGCCGCCAAACGCTGCACTTGCGCAGGAAATCCAATGGTGCCAGGCGAACCGACTTAGCGTCACCAGAACGGTCGATGGGCTGACGATCGTCGACTTGTCCAGAGCGCTTCAGCCGGCACCGAGTTGGTCGGCGCTTGGATGGTTGGAAACCTCGATCCGCGCATATTCCAAATTCGTGGACGTTGCCGCGAAGGCTTCCGCCTCGGTGGAAGACGAGCGAGAGATGGTCAGGCGCGAACGGCTGGCAATCGATGAGATCCGCGGACTACTCGCCGAGATGCGCTGACCTGCCAAATCGGCACGACGCGACAGGTATAGACCATGTGGCACCGTGTTTCGCGGTGTTTTTTGCGTGGTTTTCTCAATGTTTCTGAGTGATCGAGACTTGCGACGCTATTTGTCACGACTCGCGAGCTTGAAACGTGGCGCAGAGATCGACGACGCGAGGCGGACGGCGGAAGCGACGAACGACGACGAAGACCCACACCGCACCGGAAAACGATCCAGACCCCGCCCCGTCGCGGGGATGTGGCACGGTATACCCATCTCCACCCCTTCCAATTTTTGACTTGCGTTATCGGGGCAATAGTGGTAGGTTGTTGGCATGAAACCTTACACATTGCACCATGGCGATTGCCTAGACGTACTCAAAACTTTTGCGGACTGTTCGGTGGATGCGGTTGTCACCGATCCGCCTTATGGGCTGTCGTTTATGGGTAAGCGTTGGGATTACGACGTACCGAGCGAGGATATTTGGCGTGAGTGTTTGCGAGTGCTAAAACCAGGGGGGCATTTATTGGCTTTTGCTGGTACTCGGACGCAGCACAGGATGGCGGTCAGGATCGAGGATGCAGGGTTCGAGATTCGCGATATGATCGCTTGGGTCTATGGGTCAGGTTTTCCGAAGTCTCTTGACGTATCGAAAGCGATCGACAAGGCGGCAGGGGCAGAGCGGGAGGTGATCGGTATGCCAACCAATGGTAGCGGCGCGCAACCAAACAAACTGAGCAACCACACTACGGGTGACACTGGAATTGGTTACGCTGACGGAAGCGGACAAACTTTTAACATCACCGCCCCCGCTACCGAAGCCGCTAAGCAATGGGAAGGATGGGGTACGGCACTCAAGCCAGCTTTCGAGCCAATTACCGTAGCTCGCAAGCCGCTTATTGGTACGGTGGCGGAAAACGTGCTGGAACACGGTACAGGAGGGTTGAATGTCGATGGGTGTAGGGTTGCCACTGATCTAGCGGTGGACGATCCGCGACTTGGCGGAGCTGGAACGTGGTCATCCGACAAAATGGCGAAAAACGTGTACGAGGGAGGGTACGCTGGTGATCGAGTCGGATCATCGCCTCTAGGTCGCTGGCCTGCCAATTTCATCCACGATGGGAGCGAAGAGGTTGTGGCGTTGTTTCCAGACAGCAAGTCTTGCAATAGCCCATCGAAAGCTCGACCCGAAGGAACTATTCTAGGCGGAGCTAGATCGCAGGGTGCGATTTATCCTGGCGAAACTGGTTCTGCAGCCCGGTTCTTCTATTGCGCAAAGGCAAGCAAAAAGGATCGCGGTGACGACAACAAACACCCCACGGTCAAACCTACCGACCTGATGCGTTACCTTTGCAGGCTTGTCACCCCTCCTGGCGGCTTGATCCTTGATCCGTTTATGGGGTCTGGTTCGACGGGAAAGGCGGCGATGCTTGAGGGTTTTCGCTTTATCGGCATCGAGCAAGAGGCTGAATATCTGGAAATCGCGGAAGCTCGTATTGCTCACGTAGTCGGCAAAACCAGTGGCATGCTCCCGTTTGAATAACACTTGCGTCATCGGGTCCATGCGAGTAAATTGTCGTTTGTGTTGTGGTTGGTGTGTTTTTGCGATAGAGATTGCCACGATGTCAGAGATTGGTCGCTGGGTAGCGGTTTACGACAACGTGAAAAAGCCGTTCGATGAGGATCCAGGCTCGTTGACTTGGGGCGAAAGTGGTCGCAATCCTGGGTGGCGTATCGGGTGGAATTTCGGGAATACATTGGCGTATTACGGCGACATGACGTTTGGTCGTGCCGAGGATGCGGCTCAGGCGGTCAAGGCGTTGTACACGCTCGACGATTGGCAATGCGCAAGTCTGGAAGAGGCTCGAGCCACGACGATGCGGATCACAAGAGCGAAGATGCGTCAGACGATTCTCGAGGCGATGGCTTGGTAGGCTGCTTTCGGGGCATCATATATGCTTGTGTCTGCCGCTGTGTTGTGTGCCTATTAACTCGCTCCATCAGTCTGGCTAATACTGGCTGGCTATACGTCTGACTGACGCATCCGGCTCGTTGTCTGGTATATGTTGGCGCTTTTTCGGGGAGTAGAAGTGGAAGCGTTACCACCCCTCCAATGGGGGTAGAAGTGGAAACGTTACCACCCTGCGGTGTCGAAAACCGCGCGGCATATGGTGGTTGCTGGTTGCGGGGTGTCACTGGCCGATAATCACCCGACTCCTCTTGCGTTGTCGGGGCAATGGTGCTATGATGGCATTGTCTGGTTGGTAGCCTGACGCAAACGAACAATCCCGCGCGGTGCATCTTTCGCCACTTGTGGCAAACGGCTACCAACCTTGCACCGTTGCGGGTTTTTACAGGAGAGTTGCGATGAGCAATCACAAATGGCAAATAGGTCCGGTTAAACTGGCCAATGGCGAGGATGCGTTTATCGACGCGATCAATGAGGGGCAAGAGCATTATCGATACACCGGACGCATAAAATCTTGCGGACAATGGGTAGTGGCAGGATGGGACGATGCTGGCCGAATGATGTACGCTTCAACTGACGATCCTCACAACCTTGCACCTCCACCAAAAAAGAAGGTGCGGGTGCAAAGGTGGCTGATGGTTTGGCCTAACGGCGGAATTACTGTTTACTTTTTGAAAGACGAAGCAATAGACAATACTAAAAAGCACGGTTTCGCACTCATTGAAATCAATCGAGAAGTCGAGGAAGGGGAAGGGCTATGAGTAAAAACGAGAGTTTGCTACCTGTCGGCACTCGAATTAGATTTATCGAGTCGCTCTATGGCCACGCAACAGGTGACAGCCCTGCTTGCGTCTACGCCGAAAAAGGTGAATTAGGCGTAGTCACGGGACACGGTACGCCAGAAGGTCATTGGGTCAAGACGGATAGCTGGCCTCATTCCTTTGGGGCTGAGTACGGAACTGAATTTACTGAGGAAGGAGAAGGGCTATGAGCAGGCAGAGTTTTATTGATGCGATCGACAGTTTGAGTATTCACGCCACTGGCAAGTTGACTTCGAACGTCAATCTTCCGATGAACTTGTTTTTTGAGTCAGAGGCAAGCTACGACTTATCGGATGCAAGACCGAACTACATTCGCGAGTTTGCAATCTGCGCAAGGTTTGGATCTAGGATGCACATCGACGAATCCGTTATGGGTCATCGAGACATCGCAGAAGTGGTAAACAGAGTGAAAACCTCGATGAAAACCGTGGCGTTTTCTGATTCGCTGGACTTTGCTCGAAAAGTCGTCGACATTGCGATGAAAAGCGGAAATCGAGAACTTCTAAGTCTGGCTCTCGGCTTTCAAGATCGCATTCTAAAGACTCCGTAAAGCTGTTATTCAGCGCAAGGGGATCTGCCATGTTTAGGGAGCGTGTTAGAAAGTGGACGGAAACAGATTGGAGGTTTTCAATGTCGAGTTGGAAAGAACGTGTTGCGAAGTGGGCGGAAGATCGAAACTTGGTGGCTGGCTCGAGCCCAACCTTGCAAATGTCGAAACTCTTGGAGGAAGTCCAGGAGTTGTCGGACGGTTTGCTGCGTAACGACACCACAGAGATCTGCGATGCGATCGGCGACATCCAGGTCGTGTTGGCTGTGATGTGTGCTCAGCTCGGGCAAGACATCGACGCATGCCGCGAAATGGCGTGGGAAGAGATCAAGGATCGCAAGGGTAAGATGGTCGACGGCATGTTTGTTAAGGAGAAACTGCCATGAAAGTCGGCGACAAAGTGACGATAACAATGGAGGTCGCGGAAACGCTTGGAGACATGGTGCTTCTTGTTTGCGACGGCAAAAAGATCCGCGGTAGGGCATGCGGCTGGATGCACTTTGAAGACTGCAAGCCGGTCGAGCCCTATCCGGTTGTCACCGAACTAAAAGTTGGCGATCTGGTCGAACTTAGAGGAAGAAATCGTTACAACGGCGCAAGGGGGATTCTTACGCAGCGTAACCCAGACAACGGATGGTTCTGGTTCGAAGCAACCGACCAAAGAAACCGACACATCAGTGGATGGAGAGAAGAAACTTGGGAAGACGAGGAATGCGGCACTTTCAGACTTGTAAAGGTTGATTGAAATGATCCTTACCGACAAACAAATGCAACTGGCGATCAAAGTCGGCAAGATGCGAGCAGATAGCGGTGCTGGTCGTGGCGACTACCTGTCGTGCGATCGGTCTCCGTCTGGTCATTCGCATGTTCAAGCTGCGATCGCTGAATGCGCAATGGCTTTGTACACAGGGTTCCCGTGGCGAGCTCACAAGCCAGCATCGGAGCACAAGGGCAGGAAGGTTTGCCAAGTTCCAGATGTCGGCCCGATCGAGGTGAAGTCGATATCCAAGGCTCACCACAAGCTGATCTTGTATTCAACGCCACTGATGGAATCGCCGCATGTCCGATTGCTGGTAAACGGCTCGGAAGTCACATTCATGGGATGGGCGTTCGGTTTTGAAGTCTGGGATCCGAAGCATTGGGACACAAGCTTGCCGACACCAGCCTACGCTCGACAGCACCTCTACGGATCAAAATCGCTATGGAACTGGTGCAGGCAAAGTGGATGGGAAGCCAAACAAGTCGAATACCCGATTTTTGAAGATGGATGGAAACCCACAGGCTTGTGACTTGCGTTTGTGGGGCAATGAAGCTACAGTCAGGACAATGAGCGACAAAGACAAGATTCAAAAACTCGAAAACGAAGTGTTTTTATTGAAAACAAAGATCAAGGTTTTACGGGAGCGAAACAAGGAGCTTAGGCAATGGATAGTCAAACTGACGAACAAAGATCATCCGGCGAGAAAGTCGGCGAAGTGAAGATCGAACAATTTTGGCGGCATGCAAAACATGGTGATGTTGCACAGGTGATGAATCGTGAGGCGGTTGAGGCTAGGTTTCGGGATAGGATAGATCAGGAATGGAAACCCGGATTGCTTTCGGGGTGGAGCAAAATAGACAAATCAGATTCTCTTCAATGG